CTCAGCAGGTTATTCAATTGCAGTAAGCTTTGTGCGTAAAACCCGAAACACTGTCCACCATACATAGGTGTAGCTATGAATATTTTTTTCATTTGTTCATCCTGTAAAACCATTTGTCTGCTCTGCGCTGACAGTCAATGCTGTAACCGTTAGCTCTGAGTTCTGAAATAATGCTATTGACTGCACACACTCCTGCCTTCTGGATAATATCTAGCGTTGTGTATTCCCCTCCCCGCCCCAAAAGATTTGCTACTTTCTGTAATCGTTCAGACTTATCAAAATTTGCAGCATTCACGATATATCCTCCACTCTAATGACGTATCTACCTTTACTGTTCTTGCGCCAGCCGTGGCATTCAATCCTAATACCGGCATCTCTGACTAGCGCAACCGTGGTCGATTCTTGAATCTTCTTTATGCGGTTAGCAACAGCAGAAGCCGTTACTTGTACCGCTAGAACTTCATCCTTGCGTATAGCTAGAATGTCGCACCACCCCCACAAGTCCTTCCTTTGTTTAGTAAAAGAATTCCACTTCTCAACAATCTCGCAGTGGTAGCCTTGCTCTCTTAAATACTCAAGGCTTCGTTGTGTGGGTGAGCGACTAGCTGCCATCAGAAGGGTATAGCGTCATCATGAGGACTGTACTCACGTACTGTGCTGCCCTCAGTAGGTTTCTTATAGTTTGGATCAGGCATGAAGTTATCCTGTGCCAGCGATATAAGCTCACCTACTGGAGTAGGTTTACGCCATCCTGCAAGCTTTACCCACTCCCCTTCTTTAATGTCTCTGTCAGCAGTAAAGCCGCCTTTAAGGTGAGGCTGTGTATCTGTCTTGCGTTTGTCGTTCGTAAACAGAACTCCCTTACCCGGTCTTTCATTATGGTTCTTCATACTTCCTCCAAGGAATTAGCAGCCGCCATTACTTTCATTTTGGTAGGCGCGTCTAGCTTGTCTATAACAAGACCGTTTGCATCTTTCAGCATCTTTAGCTTGTCGCGTTTGGTGTCATCGCTAAGCTTTTGGCTTGCCTTTATTTTGTGAACCATGTCGTGAAAAGATATCTCCCACTCTGCTAAATCCGTGGACTCGCTGAACGGCTCCTCTATCCCCGGTACGTACAGTGGCAAAAAAACTTCGCCTTCTTTTCTTTCTTTCGTTTTCTTTATTTCCTCAACCACGACTTCCGCTTTCCCCATGTTGACTTCCTGAGTTTGCTTCTGCGGCTCCATGTCCTGTACTTCCTCTGGCGTGTAAACACCTGCGACACAGCCGGGATATACGGATCGGATACCTTCTGAGATGCAACGCGCTCTGAGCATAGCTCGTGGATACTTGTGCCATCCACTACCCGGTTTAACCAACCCGATATTCTTTCCCATCTCGATAGTCCAAGTGATAGCAAGACTCCCGCCAGCGGGATGACTAAAAACACCAGTAACTCGCTCATCTGTGTACTCCGTCCATTCAACTTTGCCCCCTGCTTGCTGGAACCTAGCCATCATTGCGTCTGCTTTTAATGCTGGCCTACCTTGGATGACGTGGTAGTCACGCGCAGCTATAGCAGGGTGTGATCCTTCTGCCTGTGCTACTAGCATTAAGGCCATAGCTTCCTCTGCTGTCTTGACATTAAATAGTCCAGACTTAGCGACCGCTATTGCCATCTTTTCTATGTCTTGATACGGAACTAAGTTACTCATCTCATCCCCTATTATTTAAGTAAGAACCTACGTGAACCATTTACTTCAACTACAAACTTTTGGAAAACATCTGGCATAGCCTGTTTGAACAACTCGCTTGAGAACTTCATGCTTGCCTTACTGTTGCGCCACGTGACAAGCGTCTTTCCATCCACGCTAACCAGCGCACCTTTCGTACCCATGTATTCCCGTATCGCAACCTCAACCTTCTCCGCTTCGGTTTCAAGAAGTTTGATACGTGCCTTGTATTCACTAAGCACAGAGCAAGCTTGTTCCACCGCGCCTGTTGCAGTTGCCACTTCCTCACTCGAAATAGGCCAGATAAGCTTGGTTGATTCAACATCACTAGCCTGTGGCTCGGCATTCGATACGACAATGCCCCAAAACTTTGCCATCTCTTTGACAAGCTCATCTTTCATTTCCTGAGTAATGTTGAAGTGGAATGTTCTGAACTTCTGTCCTCCAAACAAGACCGCAAGATAAATCTCATCCACGTTATGACAGGCCGCTTCGTGTACGAGTTGCGCCATATCAGGAACAGGAACCATGTTTGTTTCTTCGTCGAACTTAGACATAACGCCCATGTTGTAGTTCTTGCATTCAACGAGTATTCGTCCATCTGCACTGATGTAGTCAAAATGAGATTTAAGCCACGGCTCAGTCTTATGCGAAAGAACATAGTCTGCGTCCTTGAGTTCTATCTTGTGCTTGTCTTGGAACAGTCTGGCAATGGTTGGCTCCATCACCTTACCCATCTGGACTTCTTCCACTTCAGATAGATCAGGCGGCTCCTTCTTTCCCTGCTTAACAAGAATAGCGTCTGCGGCTCTACCATTAGCTGCTAAGCGACTGTCTCCTGACCACCATGCTGCATTACGTACCTCTGGTGCAAAATCATCTGTATTGACGCTTGTCATAATTGTTCTCCATTCTGTTCTGCTTGTTTGTTCATGTTGTTTAGCCCCCTTGCGCGGATAGATTCAGCACAATTCAGATGATCTTTGTAGACATACTCACTGCAATCATCTGTGATTTGAATTTCATCAACTGGCATCAAGCACACTTGAGCACACGCCTCGCGCTCTGCTGCTGCGACTATGTATGCAAAGCGTTCAAGTGCTCCATGCATTTTTGTTCTTTCAAACCCAGCTTCTTTAGCCATGCGGATAATGTCATCCTTAGTCATTGCAAATCCCCCCTAGTTGGTTGCAGTATGTGATTAGCAATCTCTTGTCTATCCACGCCTGTCATATCTAATATCGTTGACAGTAGTATTAGAGTGGCTGCTCCCCATCCTGCTAGGTCATCACCGAATTCATCCTCTAGGACTGCCGTAAGCTTTGCTATCGTGCGATCAAGGTCTTGGGGGCTATAGGGTAGGGGCTTCACGCATAACCTCCTCTAGCTCCTTTAAACGGCCTAGTCGGTCTGCCTCTGCCTCTTTGTTTAGAACGAATAGAGTGCCTTTATCGCCGCAACGGTCTGGTAGTTGTGTGCGTCTCTCTGCATGGCAATAAGGGTATTCAGCGTTACCAGTAACTAAATCAACTGTGGTTAGCTTGGGATGTATGCAGCGGTCACGTTGACCGTGAGGTGTACCGTAGAAGGTGCAATCAACACACACTTTAATGTCTTTCAAATATGTCATTTCCTAATCTCCCTTTAGGGTTGTCTAGTTTAGTAGCAGCTTGTATTGCAGTTGTTACCGTAGCAGCAGGTAGTACAAGTCACACATCTACCTTGATCGCAATAGGTGTGATAGGTGCATGATGCGTACACAAGTGGGGCGGTAATAGCCAGCCATAATGCAAATAGGTATTTCATAATTCCTCCGTTATTCTTTCGGCGTGTTGATTAAGCATCCATTGATGAACGTCTTGTTCAAGCCAAACGCGACGTGTTTTAGAAAGCCTCACAGCTTTTGGGAACTTTTCCTGCGCTTCCCATGCAAGGATCGTTGACTTACCTAGCTGAGTAATTTCACTCACCTCTGGCAAGCTTATAAATCTAGGCGTACTACTTCTCATATCCCCTCCTAGTTGTAATTTAAAAAGATACTGCAAACGCAATGTAAATGATTAGCAGATTATTGTCTATGAATAATAATTATTGGTTTTCAGATAGCAATAGGAACTATCTATCTGTGGATAACCTGTGGATAACTTTAGCTGGCATGGTTCTTGATATATATAAAGTCTATGAATAGTTCTTTATACAAAGAACTATCGACTATTTTCTTTATCTCAATAGAAAAACATATAATAGGTGCTTAAAAATTAAGCAGTAACATTTACTTAACTCTTTTTACCTTTGGGGTTTTGAATCCCATAGCTTTGAATCTAGCTCTCAGGTCTGTACCTGCTGCCGATGTGTAAGCAAAGTTCTGATCTAGGATTGAAGTGGCTTTCGGGGTTTGGGTTTTGCTAAACCTTTTGGGTCTCGCGCTTGGCTGCGCGTCCGGTTGTGCCAGCGGAGTGATGGAGTAAATCTTCTTAGGAGTGGACATATTTCCTCCGGAGTAGGGTTTAAACGCGCATACGGGCGCGTAGGACTGAAAATTCAGGCATGGGAATGGAAAGATACCATCCCATCCTGAAAACGGCGTAGAGAGCCGTTAAATCAA